CCGCGGCACGGGGGACACGGGACAGATGACGTGGCCTCGCCGCACACGGCCGGCGGAGCAAGCGGCGTGCAGTTCGAGCCGTCGTTAGGGTCACACGCGCATCTCTCGTAGGGGTCCCAGACACCGCCTCGATAGATACTGGCTTCAGCCTTACGCTCAACGCTATGCAGGGCGGTAGCGTTCGGCGGCGGGTAGTTGCAGTCAACAAGTGGATCGTCCGCCCGAAACACAGCCCCGTTGTATTCGACTTCAGGCTCTTTGTTTGTCCCGAGAAACCGGAGCGTAACTCCGCACGAGCCGTAATACTCGCAGTCAGTCGGGCCTCCCCACAAAGAGTGCCCACTCCCGCTGTTCTTGATTCGCAGTTTCTTGATCTTGCCAAAATCCGGGCTCGACGGGTTCGTTTCTACTTCGGCCTCAAACTCAGCCCCGCTCCCGCTGCTCGGTGGTATTTGCGTAATGTCAATCGCAATGTCCGCTACATACGCCTCGCCCTCGTCATCCTCTAGGTAGTATTTCCCGCCGTTCGCTACGGTGACGCCAGTCGGAACCCCGTCCACTCCGTCGGACGGGGCGGCGACGAGCGATGCCTCTGCGGGCTCCTCGGATACGCCGTCGCCTTGGACAGCAAACGAAAGGGCCGCACCTGCCCCGTATCCGCTTCCGCCGCTAACCGAGACTGATGAGACATACCAGTAGTCGACCCCGCAGTCATCCTGCTCCACCGATAGCGTCGGCGTGAAGGTTGCACCGGACCCTGCCGTCCCGGTAGCGACTGCCGTAACCTCCGGCCTGACTCGCGGCTTTTTAGCGTAGCCGCTCCCTCTGTTGACCAACTCTATCTCTTTTATTGGCGTCGGATTCCCCCGATAAGCCTCTTGGATGTAGAACTTCCCACCGTTCACTACCGTTGCCCCCGTAAGGGCTCCACCCGAATTTGCGCCAGTCTGCGGGTCGATGACGATTGGAGTGGCCGACAACTCAACCACCACCGTCTCATCCTCTGTCGCGTGTGGGGGACCGCCGAGGAAGGTAACAGACGCGAGCGACCCGTCGGTGTATCCAGAGCCCCCAGAGGCGTTCACCTTTGATATAAACCAGTACGGCTTCCACGGATTATCGTCCTCGCTCTCGTAGTCCGACTCCACTACGGCCGTTATCAACCCGCCCGTGCCGTCACCGGAGAGGCAGACAATAGGTTCCCTCCTGTCCCCGAGCGGGACGACTCTGGCACACGCCCCTCCTCCGTAGCACCCGTCTATCGGCGAGACCGACACGAGTTCCGTCGGCGTCGTTGCACGCAACACGAAGCCGCCTTTCCGACCCATGTTCGACCGGACTAGGCAGACGTTCCTCCACCGCCACGCCAGATAGTTTGAGCCACCCCTCGTAATCGTGAGGTGCTGTATCTGGCCGAATTTTTCATCGTATGGATCATCGTTGACCGTTGCCGTTATCTCCGCCGAGATTGAGGCTAGGTACTCAGCCGGCCAGCCATCGCACTCCTCCTTGCCATAACTAGGGGGGCATGGAGGAATTCCGCCAGCGGCACCTCCAAACCCGCACGGCGTAACTGTCACCTCAGCGACATAAGGCTCTGCATCTTTTGACTCCCGATAATACTCACCGTCCTCGGTTACTGTCACAGACACCGGGACGCCGTCGGCATTAGCGTTCACCTTTGCCGTGGCCTGGGTCACCTTCGTGTCGCCAACAGAGTGCGAGATCGTTAGTTCAGACTGGTGATGGTAGCCCTCGCCGCCGGATACGGAGATTGACGATACTTTCCAGTAGTGGAAGCCATCGCTGTCTTCGTGCTGCGTTGCGCTGACAGTGAACGTCGCGTCCGAGATTTCTCCGCCGGCGGCGGCGGTCAGTTCCGGGGCGACTCTGCCAAGTTTTGCGTAGCACGAACCGGGATTGGTCAGCAGCACGCCGATCAGTGGACCGCGGTTGCTCGGCTCGTACTGCGGCTCCGGTGGTTCCACGCACTCGCCGTCGACCGGCTCCGGAGGTATCTCGCACAGCGGGTCAGACGGCCCGTCGCACCCGCCGGGATCAGTCGCCACGCCGGCCGCGCCGCTCCCGAAGTTCGACGAGAACGTCAGGGCGCAGTACGGGCCGTGAGTCTTGTTCGACATCTCACGGAAGTTGACAGTCATCGTGAACGGAAGCGACCCGCACTGACAGCCGCATCCGCACTGACCGCAACTAGGACAAGATGAGGCCACGAGTCACCCGCACTGAGCCGCGACAAGGATCCATTCGCTTTTCACTTTTGCGACCGCACAGTCTCGCTGGCCGCAGTTCGCACCGATGTGGTGAAAGTAGTTCTTTACTTCGATTTCGTTCGTCGTCTCTTTGATTGTGCAGGTCTTCACGCTTCCGATAGCCCATGCCCCCGTAAAGGTGCAGAGCCTGATTGCGCTGCCGCCGCCGCCAGTGGCTCGGGGGCTTGAGACCGGCGAGTACGTGTCGCGATTGCCTTGCTCAACGAAGCGAACCGTGTCCGCGATTCGCCGGGCGGCGTCTTTTGTGAAGGAGACCGACTCGTCGCCTCCGCCTCTATTGGTTGCCATGATGAATGCTAGGTCGGAGGGGTGCCGAACAGTGATTGGAAGTCAACCTCCTTGTGGACTCGCCTCACAAGGATTTCGGGAGGCCCGCTTGTCTTGATGCTGCCGTTCGTGTTGAGTGCCACCGGGTTCGCACAGGGAATCTTCGTTGTGCCGTCATCTGGGTCGATGACATACGCACGCTTCTTCTGCCCGCCTTCGAGGTAGTTATACCCGACGTTCGGCAGTTGAAGCGACCATCCGCTCTGGCGGTAGACGAGTTCGGATGTGACCTGCCAGTATTTTATCTCAAAGTCATTGACCACCTCGGTCACCTTACTTGCCGAGATCCCCGCGCACTTCCAGTGGTGCGGCGGCGCGCCGAGATACGTCGCGTTATTCACGCAGTTCGTGACCTGTGCTGCCAGCCCGACAGGGAAGTTCACCCGATTACCCTGAATCGTCGCGCGAACCTCGGCCTCTTCAGTCTGTGCGCCCTCGAAGAAATCGTTGGCTGTGTTCACGAGAACCTTCGCGGTCGTTCCGTCGTAGTAGAAAAACGCCGGAACCGCCGCACCGCTCGTGCTGAACGACCAGATGTCCTGCCGCGTCAGCGGGTTCGCGTCGCGATCCTCCTCCTGCGGGACGCCGTAACTGATGGTCGCCTCGGCGTGGAACGGCGTCGGAGAGCCCTCGTTGAACGAGCCGTTGATAGCGTACAGGAACCCGTACTCGGGATGGGGGGCCAAGTGGGCGATCCCGACCGCGTTGATGATCTCTTGCGTTGGCGTATTCGGGTCATCGAGCGAGCAGACAAACTTGCGTTCGGCCGATGGGGCTTTCCCGAACTCGTGCGTCAGCCCGCGACCGATAACCTCGCGGACACTGGTGACTGCCATCAGAGGATCTCCACTGGTTGCTGCCCGATCTTGGCGATTTCCTTCTTGATCTCGTCAAGTTTCTTGACCTGCTTTCGGTACTCCTCGATTGCCGGGTCTTCGCGGCCGGACGCCAGCCTCAAGAGTTCCGACGCACCCTCTGATGTTCTCAAGTCGGTCGCCTTGAGTGACTCGCTCGAAGTCTTCGACAGTTCCCTGATACGCTCTTCCTCGATCTTGGCAGCCTCTTCGGCGTACTTCTCTTCGAGTTTCGCAATATCTTCTGCCTGCTTCTTGGCGTCCTCAAAGCCCTTCTTGAGCGTACCGGCGGCGCGCTCAAACTGCTTCTCGTCGATGACGCCATCCTTGAACTGCTGCTTGAGTTCTTCCATGCGGCTGAAGAGGGCGTCTGCGGCGTCTGGGGCGATGGCGAAGTCCGCCTCGCTAAACGAGCCGAACACCTTGTCCACGACGCTCGTGATGGTCTCGAACTGCTTCTTTGCTTCGGCGGCGGCGGTCTCAAACTGCTTCGGGTCGATCAGTTTGTCATTGAGTTGCTGCTTCAGGTCCTCGATGTTGTCGAAGAACTCGTCAGCCGCCTGCGGATCAAGGTCGATCTCGAACTGCGAAATGTCCTTGTCGATCTTGTCGGCGACATCGCTGATGGCCTTATCGACGTCTGCCTGATTGAACCCGAACTGCGCAGTCTCGGCGACTGCCGCACGGGCCTGATCCAACGCGGCGAGCCTCTGGTTGGCGGCGGCGATAGCGGCCTGATCCGACGCATCGCGGGCTGCGGCGATCTCTTGTTCGACACGCGCTCGCTCGCGGTCGATAGCGACCAGATCTTCCGAGGCTTTCTGCTGGGCCTTGTTGCCTCCGAACTCTGCCTGAGCCCTGTTCGCCTCGATCGCGGCGTCGGCGATCTTCTTGTCTGCGTCGGCCTGCCGCTTCGCGGCGTCCTCTGCAACCTTCGCGGCGTCCTCGCGGGCCTTCTTCTGCTGCTCAAGCGAGGCGATCTGGCGGTCGAACTCGGCCGTGGCTTGAGCGACCGCTCTCTTCTGTGCCTCTTGATCCAGTTCGCCGTCCTGCACAAGAGCGTTGATGTCCTCAAGGGACTTCTGGTAGGCGAGCGACGCGGCGACGCCCTCTTGTCCAAACTCGGCCGCCTTCTTTGTAGCCTTGTCCATTTCGGCGTAGAAGACCGCCCCTGTGGACTTCGCGATCTCGACGGCTGGGGTTTCGATCTCAACTGTGGCTACAACTGGCTCCTCAACGTCCTTCGCGATCCCGAGCCAGTCTTCGGCGAACGTCAGGATGTCTTCGATGAGGCCGCCGATGGTTCCGGCTACGCCCTTGATGATCTCCCACGCGCTGCTGAAAGCCTGCCCGATGGAGTCAGCGACCGCAGAGACGACTTGGCCCACGCCGGTGAACTCAAGGAACGCCTCGACGATCACGACGAAGTTCCCGGCGACGTTGCTGGCGAACTCGCTAACATACGCCCCGATCTTGCCGAAGACCGCCTCGAAGATCGCCCCGACGCGGCCAACGACATCAATGACCGGCTCAAAGGCTGCGGAGGCCGCTGAGCCGAACTCGGTGACGAGGCCAGCGGCCAACTGGATCGCGTCGTTGATGAGCGCGAGCGGGCTCCACGAGACAATGAACTCAGTGACGCTGGTGCTGACCTCGAAGAGATACCCAAGAAGGTCGACCAGCCCCTCGTTGATCGGGTCAAAAAGTTGGCTCATCGTCGCGCCGAACTCGCCAAGCGGTGCGAGTGCCGCACCGATGTTGCGTCCGATGGTGCCGAACGCCATGCCGATGACCTCGACGAGCCTGCCAATGCCAGTGAACAGCGGCTCAAGGAACTGCCCAATCGGCTTCGTGATAGCGGTGATGCCTCCGATCAACTCCGCAAGTCCGGTGGTCACGCTATCAACCATGCCAGCGAACGGAAGCGTGAGCGAATTCGTGAGGCCATCCCCAGAGGTTTTCAGTTTCTCGAACGCGGCATCGACGCCTTCAAGCCGGACCTTGTCGAACTGACTCAGCGTTGCAAAAAATCTCTGCATGTCAGGCCCGGCGTCGGCGAGACTCAGGATGGTTGGAAGCAGTTCCGCGCCGCTCCTGCCGAGCAAGTCCATCGCGATGCCGCTTCTGGCGGCTGGGTCTTCCATCTTCGACAGTTCGGCGGCCATCTTCTTGAAGACCTCTTCGGGCGTCATCTTCGCGAGGTCTTCAGTGCTGATGCCAATACGTTCGAACCCCTTCACGGCCTCCTTGCTGCCGTTCTTGGCGTCGTCCATCTTGCGGGCGAGCCGAGTCAGGGACATTCCGGCCGCGTCGAGTGAGGAGCCAGAACGCTCGGCGGCCTCGCCGAGAACCTGCAGGAACTCAAAACTCGCGCCGGTCTTCGTTGAGATGTTGTTCAGTTTCTCAACGCGATCGGCGAGCGCAGATACGTTGGCGATGACAGCCGCAGCCGCAGCCCCGGCGGCGACAAGACCGGCAGCGACTTGGCCGAGCGGAGTCGTCAGGAACGCGAACGCTTGGCCGACTTGAGAGACGGCCCCAGAAAGACCGCCGCCGAACACCTTGCCGAGTCCTTCTGCCGCAGACGCGGCCGACGAGATCCTTGCGGAGATCCCGCCGAGCGGACCCGGCAGCAGGCCGAGGATTCCAGACAGTTCGTTGAACTTCATGCTGCTGTCGGCAGCATCGCCCGCCTTCTTGCCGAACCCGTCGGCGGCTGCGGCTGCCCGATCCAGGTTCGTGCGAGCCTGCTCAAGAGCCCTGTTGTACGTCTCCTGCGAGATGAGCCCTCGCTCGAGCAAGGCGTCGAGTTCGCCGACCGTCTTGGCGTACCGCTCTGTCGGGGTGGCGACCTGCTCTGTGATCGAAGCCGCCCTCTGGCGGAGCGATGCCATCTCCTGCTCTTGTTGGGCAGCAGCGGCGGTCGCTCCTGTCAGGTCTTCAGTCGCCCGCTGGAACGTCTCTTCGGAGATCCTACCGGCCTCGTACTGGGCGGTCACTCTTTCGAGAGCCGCCGCTTTCCGCTCGGCCTCGGTCGTATACTTCGCGGTGATCGCGGCTGCTTCCTGCTCGGCCTTGGCGACCTCGGCAGCGGACGCTGCAAGAGCCGCAGAGGCCTCGCGTTCTGCCGCTGCCGCTGCGGCTGTCTCGCCAGTGAGGTCGGCCTTGGCTCGGCCATATGTCTCAAGGCTGATCGCACCGGCTGCGTACTGCTGCTCGACGGCAGCGAGTGCCTGAGCGGCTCGCTCCTCCTCAGTGGCGTACTGAGCAGTCGTCGCTGCTCCGGCCTGAAACAGAGCAGAGACTTCCGACGCCGAAGCCGCGACCTCGGCGATGCCGTCCTTGAACTCCTGCGACGTTGCCGCTCCGCCGCGAAAAGCGTCGGCCAGAAACCCGGCCTGATCCACGAGCGACTGCATCACGGCCGGAAGCGCGCCGGATGAGTCGCGGAACGAGTCGAACTGCTTCCCGGCGGCTACCGCACCCTGACCGAGTTTGGAGATCAGGCGGTCGGCTTCAGAAATGCCAGAAGCCAGCGAACTCGTGCTGGCACTGATCTGCATCGCGAGGCCGATAGCGTTTGCCATATCATTCTCCCGCCATCGCCCGCTGGATTTTCTTCAGTTCTTCCTCGATCTGGAGCCTGTGCTGAGGGGGCTTTTCGATTGGGATAAAGTCCTTCGGCTTCGGCGTCCGTCCACGAGGACAGTATGGAGCCAAAGAGGCCGCGACTGCCAGACCTGTCTGCTCCCACTCGCCGCCGATAGGCTCGTAATATCGGTGGTAAGCCTGCCAGTAGGCGAACTCACGCGAGTCCATTCGCGTGAAGAGTTCGCCCACTGTCATCTTCAAGAATCCGGCCAACCGGAAAGCGAACCTGAGAGTCGGCCGGATATTTAGTTTTTTGCCAGTTCCTCGACGTCCGCGTCCGTCAGGGCGTTGTGATCCATCGCCTTCTGCCAGAGCCGAGACAGAACCTTGGCCGACTTCTTCGCCAAGAGCGGGATTTCCTGCTCGGTGAACAGGAGCGAGCCGTTCTCGTCGCACAGGCAGCGGGCAAGGAACTTCGAGCGGAAGTTCTCGACGCCCTTGCTCTTGTTGACGACCCAGTCGTTCTCGTAGGCGTCTCGCTCGCCGCACGACATGACCTTGATGAAGACATCGCCGCCCCATTCCGGGACTGCCACCTTCATGAGACCGGAGTCGTTCGCAGAGATGATCGCGTCTTTCGTGAGTGCCATGAGCAACTCTCCTGTTGGTTTCTAGTCACATAACGTGAAGGACAGAGTATAGC